TAGCGATAGCCCACAGGCATCAGATCCAGTTTTGTTCATAAATCTGACAAACTTTATGCGCTAATTTGGAGAGAGCGTTTAAAGCCCTATGGAAATTCTTCAAAGCCCAATTTTTTGGATCGTGGTAACCGCTGCGTCTGAAATTATTGGCATGAACCCAAAATGGAAAAGCAATTCAGTTCTTCAGATGGCGCTTGGTTTGCTGATGAAACTAAAGCCCAAGAATCTGCCCAAGTAAACTAAATTCGATCATTCTCCTTTGACCAATGGCTGCCAAGAAGAAACAAGGCTACAACTCACGCCTGGACGAGCAAAGCCTTAAGTCCCGAAGGGATGAGAGCAAAGGTACGGAGAAGGCTGCTGGGAAAAGAGCCTATTCAGGCAACAAATCCAGCGCCCAAGGCCGTAAGAAGAAAAAGTAACGCAGCTAAACTGTTCGTACCTGTTCCTTTTGGCTCTAATGTCGTTCACCGAAGTATTCCACCAAATAACCGGTAACGCTCGTGTAGCCGGAAGGAACATTTCTTATGTTAGAAAATTCGTCAAACGTGGTGGAATTTTGGATGGCCATATGGGAATCCATATTGGTCTTATCTATAACAGCGATATTTATTTGTATCAAAATGATGAACCGATCGCGGGGCTGAACATCGTTCCCGACGCGCAGGCTATTTATGACGCCTTCTTTGCTCAGTCAATGTCTGAGGTTGTTTCTGGTTTGCTTCTAGCAAATCCTCAGGCAATTGGTGAGCTTGATTATGACGATACGAAACTCAGAGCGACCGTAATTGGTGCTGGTGGATCCTGGGAGTTCGTCGCAGATCCTTCTGTTGCGGCGGAAACTGAGATTTCGGAAAGGGTATGGGCCATTCCAGCGGCTGCCTTTGGCGATTTCCGTACTCTTGCGTTGCAGCGGCTGTCAACTCTGCCCAGTGGCGTTCAGGCGTCCAGTTACATCGCCTTCGCTGGTTCTGATGATTACATCAACTTTACGGGCGGGAACACAGCTGCTGGGTATTTGGATTGGTCAAAGGATTGGACGCTTGGAATCACACTGGTCGGCTATCCGCAGTATTCCGATGCCAAGTATCAGTGCCTATTTGCAAGTGGAAATAACGTCCTGATGATTCGCAGAGGTGGTACGAACCAATCTCTTTATATCGCGAGCAATAATACAGGCTATGCCTCACAAGGCATTAACACCTGGACTCCAATTAATGATGGCGATCGTCTTCAGTTTGAATATACAACTTCAAACAATCATCTGAAGTATTTCAAAGGACAACCAGGAGCAGCGCCGCAATTGGTCGGTGTATTGACTGTTAATGCAACAAATCTAGCCGCCAATGATCCTGGCGATGATTTCGCGATCGGTAGAGGCAATGGCAAGACCAACTATGAGGAACTGCTCCATTGGGATGGTGGCGTAAACAACTTCATCGGCATGGATGGACCGATGGGCACAACTGATCGGCTGAGTTATTTCCAATCTGTTGGAGAAGCCTTTAATGAGCAAACTTGGTATCCCGATCTGACTAGCTGGGCCAAATTAGGAGAAGACCCTTACCCGACTGTCGTAGACACCAAAGGCGCTTTAACTGGTGGTGCTCTGATTAACGGTACGGAAGAAGACTTCGTGCCAATTGAAGAGCCAACCCCTTAGGTCTTACTCAACAGAAGCGGAGGCCTCAGATGCTTCTGGGGCTTCTTTCTCTACTTTTTTGGAGGAACGTCCACGCTTTGGTTTGGGCGTCTCCTTTGCCTCGACCTCAACCTCTGAAATTTCAACCGGCGTTTCGATAGCATGACCGCCAATGACTGTTCTGATGATTTTGGTTGCCATCGAAAGGATTCAAGCTATCTAAAGTTTAGACATGAACGCTAAGCAGTTAGAGATTTTTATTCGGGAGGCGTTCCAAGCCGAGCGGTGGACGGCTGAGATCATGGAGGAAGTAAGTCCTGCTTTTGTCCAGGCAATGGCAGAGGTAAGGCGGATCGTTGGTCAATTGCCGGAAGAAAGTTTATTACGGGATATGGAATGGCGGCGTAGGTATTTGCCGTTAGTAGAAGAGGCAATCCAACCGTTTAATGATGCCTTAGCTGAAGCAGTAGTTCAGAAGATGGTATCAGCGGGGTCGGGATTGGAGGTCGAGGCGTTAAATGGACTTCGTGCGGTTGGAATAACTCCTACGGCGTTAGGTGCTCCATTGTCTGATTTTACGCGGATGGCATTGGAATCAGAGGTGGTGCAAGGCACCAGTTTGACCAGGCTATTTGGCTACGGGAAGGATCGAAAACCGCAAACGACTCCACCGTTTACCAAATCAAACATCCGCGTTATCAATCAAAAGGTGGCGACGGGGATCATGAACGGTACGCCGACGGAAGAGATTGCCAATCAAATAGCGCGTGAGGTTCCAGCACCTGGGCGTCGGCGTCTGCGCATTAATGAAAAGGGCACGGTGGCGCATGAGGTTAATGCTTGGGCTCGAACTATCGCCCGCACCGGTATTCAGGATATGAACCGGCAGGTTCACGAGCAAGTATGGAATGAAAACAAGGTGGAAGGATCTGAATGGGGGTACGAATGGGTATCAGCATTAGACCCAAGGGTTTGTCCAATTTGTGCGCCAATGGATGGGAAAGTAAGGGACAAACGGAAGGATTTTCCTCTATGGCCAGCTCATTTTAATTGTCGCTGTCAGGTTGTCTTGATTAATAAGAACGAACGAGAAGACGTACGATTTGGAATTGAAGTGCAAGAGGAGCAGTTTACTTACAATGGCACTCCAATTAATAAGTTAAAAGGAGAAGAACGAAAGAAAGCGTTGGGTTCAGGATATTACGCAAGCAAAGTAAAGGTCAAAGGTCAGAGGTTAAACCGCAAAGTAGAACACAAAGTAGAACAGTTTGATGCTGCGCCTGGGCAGCGTCGGGTCACGTACGGAGATTATTTGGCGCAATCAAATGAACAGACGCAAGCCGCGTTTTTTGGTGGCGGGAGAGGAGGTGCGAAACGTGCGGCAGATTTTCGCGCATGGATGGGGGCTGGAAAAACGCCAATGCAAGCAATGCAGAAAACCATTATCAACATGCCTGGCACGACTGGAGCGTTGAAGGACATTAATCCTCGCAAGGTTAGGTTCCGTCCGTTGAAGGATATGAAGCTGCCAAATTAATTTCAATTCAGGAGTGGTTATATTGTTGGATAGATCCTGTGGATCAGTCCATTGTCTGCTTTTTTGATGTCCGAAGTTAACGAGTTGAGTCCTGTGGGCGATAGCACTCAACAGCCTGTGGCTGTGCCGCCTTCTGATCCTCGCGATGCTGAAATTGAGCGGATGAGAGCGCATATCCAAACGCTCACATCTGAACAATCAAAGTATCGTGAATCAAGGCGATTGGCTGAGGAAAGAGCAATCGCGGCTGAACAGCAATTGAAAAGTGCTTCAAAACTGGGTAGCTCCCAGCCTTTGGATCCTGATCAGTTGGCGCGGTTGAACAGCTATGACGAACTTCAAAAACGTGTTTCAGGGCTGGAAACAGAACTGAAAACCCGTGATGAGCAGGTTCGATCAGAACGGCCACTCGATCAGTTTGTCGAAGGGTTAAAAGCACCAGGCAGTGCCTGGGCGTATCAATTCCAAGCATCCGGCGCTAGAGGAAGTGGAGCAGTTGGTTCACAACCCACGTCAACTGATGGGATTCCGAATCCTTATTTGACTGGGAATTTTGCCCAAGTCGTGGCTCTTGAATCCGGTACGCCAGAGGAACAAGCTTTGGCGGCCAGATTTAAGGCTGAGGCTGGCAAGAAATAGGCCCGTGGCCATTCAATTCAACCCTTACCTTTTTTGAATAATGGGCGTCTTTCAAGGCAACGCCGGAACATCTCCAAACCAATCGGTCTTTACCAGTGACATTGGGTCGCTGACAAGGCTGGCAACTTCTGCACCCTTTCAGAAATATCTGATTGAGGAAATTTTCCAGAAGTCTGCCTTCGTGCAATCAGGTGTCCTTTCACCTGAAAGCCGTTTGAGCAACACGATCGGAACACGTATTGAAGTTCCGTTCTTTGATCCTCTGGATTACACAGAGGAAACCGTGGCAAGCTCCAACGATTGGGGCACAAATGGCGCTGGTTTCTATACAACACAGAAAACCACAGCGTCCACCCAATACGCAACGATCACCAACCGTGGCGCTGCGTTCGCCATGGATGATCTCTCACAGGTGCAAACCGGTGAGGATGCATTGAACGCAATCCGTAGCCAATTGTCCACGGACATGGCACGGAAAATGGAGCAGAAGCTCCTGTTCATGCTCCAAGGGATCCTTGGTCCTGCTGGCCCTTTGGCTGCTACTAACAGCCTTGATGTATCTGGCACTGATGCCGGTGCATTGACTGAAGCTAATTACCTGACTGCACAGAACGTTGTTGCGGCCAAGTATCTGCTTTCAGAACGTGCCAATGATCTGAACGCGATTGCAATGCACCCTCTGTGCGCTGCATATCTTGAGCAGATCGGGATGCTGACGTTCTCTACTGATTCGCTCGTGTCGGGTGGCAACATCCAATGGGGCGGCGGCGGCGTTGGAGTTACCAACACCCAGATTGGCTGGTTCGCTGGCCTTCGTGTGGTTGTTGACTCTCAGATGCCGGTTCGTGCGGGGCTGTAAAGACCGGTCAACAGTTCGCAATGAAGATCGAAAGCGAGCGCAACATCCTGAGTCTTCAGGACATTATGGCTGTTACTTATAACAACGTAATGCACATTCCAGGTATTTCCTGGGCTGGCTCTTTCGATGGTCCTACCAATGCTCAATTGGCAGAACCTACCAACTGGAGCCTTGCGTATTCAGTTCCTCAGCTTTGCGGCGTTGTTGAATTGGTGACTAACTCACCATTTGGCGGTACTGTTTAAGAGTGGGAAGTGAGGAGGGGCCTGCACCCCTCCTTTTTTTGTCTATTATTTTCAGCAGTAATAGAATGACGTAACTGGCTAAATCTGATGGTCGGCCTTGTGCGAATGGATTTCTATAAAAACGGAATCCTGAAAGTCGTTCATCTTCCAACAGATGAAGCGCGACGAGAACATAAGCGACGAACTGAGGATGGCTGGGTACTTGCGTTTAGCGTTCCCGTATGACGTTCAATTCTGTCCTGGGTGGTTCAGACGCCACCTCCTATATTTCTGTCGCAACGGCTGACGCTATATGGGCTAATACGCTGAATGATGTTGCTTGGTCGGCATTGACCGAAACCGAAAAACAGCAATCTTTGATGGCTTCTACCAATGCGTTAGAAGCGTTGCGTTTTTCTGGCATTCGCTGTGCGCCATCGACTGATGATGCGAACCTCCAGCAGGCTCTGCAATGGCCTCGTAGCGGCTACATGTGCAAAGGCATCCAGGCAACGTGTGGATCGATTCCACGGGAGGTAGAGCAGGCATGCGCGTATCTGGCTCTGAACCTGTATAACGATCCGAATGCAATCATCCCTGGCGTTCCTACGCCGACTCCACAACGGGGAGCGGTACAGAAGCAGAAGTTAGGCGATTTGGAGCAGACGTATTTTGCGCCGTCTGATGTAGGGACCAAAATCGGGGTTAGTGCTCCGATCGTGTTACAAAAGTTTCCATGGCTGGTTGACGTGTTGTCCTGTTGGCTGGACGGCAATTACGGTCAGTCTGGGATTATCAATCGCGTTCGATCCTGATGGCACCGTTTAAAAGCGAAAAGCAAAAGCGTTACCTGTTCGCAAATGAGCCCGAAATTGCCCGACGATGGGCAGATACCTACGGGAGCAAACCCAAGCCAAAGGCCAAACCCAAGTCAGCCAAAAAGAAGAAAAAGAAATGAGCATTCCTGATCCCAATCCGTACCCACCTCAGACGGAACGTGAGTACATGATTTGCGCTGATTCGTTCCAGTGGTGCGGAGGAGCGGGAGAGCTGGCCAGGAAATGGCAAATCAGCGTAGATGAACTGCGGCGTATTTTGAGAGGACCGTATGGACCGGGCTCCTACAATGGTTGAAAAGGGAGGCCGATAGGTGGAAATTGACGCAACCTTCCTGCCGTTAGCGGTGGAATTAATCCAAGAGGTATTTCCTACCCCGATTGTTTACCATCGGACTGATGGCAAGGTTTACGATCCTGCGACCGGCCAAGTAGTAGAGACCATTACAGACTATTCAATCAGTGCTGGCGTATTAAAACGTGGTCGTACAGAAACTGGCGGCATTGGGGAGACTTATAGCTTGTATGTTTGGTTAGACCATAGCGCGACAGGTTTACCTCATTTACCCACGACATCTGATTCTATTACTTACGATTCAACCAAATGGAAGGTAACTGATGTTGATCCAACCTATTCAAGCAAGCAGCTAATCGCATCCAAAATCACAGCGAGGAACCAGTAATGGCTAAGAGTTACGCGGAATTCATAGGAGTGGAAGTGGTCGAGGAAATAGAAAAGGCGATGAATACCGCCTTGGTTAATTTCTTATTTAATACGCAGTCCGAATTAAGTAAAGCCGCGCCAGTGGATACTGGACGATTGGCGTCAGGATTTGTTTTAGGAAAGAATTTCCCTAACCGTGAAGTGGAGCCTGAGCGAGAAACAAAAGGAGAGGTAACACTTACAAGGCAATACAATAAGGGTGAAATAACGATGGATTCAGACTGGTATATTTCTAATAATGTACCCTATGCACGAATAGTTGCCTATGATCCTATTTATGGCAAAGGTGGCAGAGTGGGTGGCGCGGCATGGTACACAATAATCGAAAACAATTTGCAGAGAAAGGCTAATGAAGCCTTTAATAGACAACTGAAAAAAATCAAATGAGCTTCGCCCAAGTCCGCGCATATATTGAAACCCGCGTTGCTGCGGCTTTCCCCGGCATTACGGTTGTATATGAGAACGTGCAGGAAACACCGCCCCCGCTTCCATA